GCTTCCACGCCCACAACATTGCCCACACTCCCGATGAAATTGCCGCTGCTGGTGGAGATGAAAATAAGCTACCGGCGAAATCGATCTGGTGGCAGGGGCAGGAATATAAAGCCTGGCCCTGCCAGATAGAGGGTATTGAGACGGCGACCAACGGGACCAGCGCGCAGCCGACGCTGTCGGTCGCTAACCTGGATAGTTCCATTACGGCGCTGTGTCTTGCTTATGATGACCTGCTGCAGGCAAAGGTCACTATTCATGACACGCTGGCGCAGTATCTGGATGCGAAAAACTATCCGGAGGGCAACCCGTCAGCGGATCCGCAGCAGGAAAAGCTGAAGGTGTTTTACATTGACGCCAAGAGCACTGAAACCAACGAGGTGGTGGCGTTTACGTTGTCCAGCCCGATGGACCTGCAGGGGCTGATGATCCCGACGCGGCAGTTACATTCTCTTTGTACCTGGTGTATCCGTAACAAATACCGCTCAGGTGATGGATGCGACTATGCCGGAACGCGCTATTTCGACAAGCACAATAATCCGGTTAACGATCCGTCGCTCGATGAATGCCCCGGTACACTCACTGCGTGCAAGTTGCGACATGGCGAGGGGAACGAGTTGCCGTTCGGTGGTTTCCCTGGCACATCCCTGATCAGGAGCTGATATGCGTCAGAAAATTATCGACGCCATTATGGCGCATGCTGCTGCTGAATATCCGCGGGAGTGCTGTGGTGTGGTAGTACAAAAAAGCAGGGTACAGCGGTACATTCCCTGCCGTAATCTGGCAACCGATCCGACAGAGCATTTCCACCTGTCGCCGGAAGATTATGCCGCTGCCGAAGACTGGGGAACAGTGATTGCCATTGTCCACAGCCACCCGGATGCCACGACGCAGGCGAGCGAACTGGATAAGGCACAGTGTGACGCTACGTTACTTCCCTGGCATATAGTCAGCTGGCCGGAAGGGGATTTACGCACCATTCAGCCGCGCGGCGAGTTACCGCTGCTGGAACGTCCGTTCGTGCTCGGCCATTTTGATTGCTGGGGGCTGGTGATGAGTTATTTCCGGCAAACGCATGGCATTGAGCTGACGGATTACCGCGTGGATTATCCCTGGTGGGAGGATAGTTATCCCGAAAACTTCTACCACGATTGCTGGTATGAATGCGGATTCCGTGAATTCAGCGGCGCACCGCAGCCAGGTGATATGGTTATCATGCAGGTCCAGGCAAATAAGTGGAACCATGCCGGGATCCTGCTGGAAGGTAACATGCTACTACATCACCTTTACGGGCATCTGAGCCAGCGTGTGCCATACGGCGGCTACTGGCAAGAAAGAACAATGAAGATTCTAAGGTATCGTGATTTCGCAAGTTAAAAAGCTGTATAGCGCATTGATTTATGAATGTTTGATGTTGTCTTCTATTCATTCAAGATGGTTTAATTACCTTGTAGCATGTTAACAAGGGAAAGACATGAAAAACCATCTACTTGCACTGGCTTTATTATTTTTTTCGTCATTATCAATGGCATATGATAGCGTCAAAGGGTATGGAAACACTTCTTGGGGGATGAGCCCAGAAGAGGTAATTGGTGCTGAAAATGGTAAGGTTCATAAAATCACTCCCCCATTGGAATACTATGAAACATTAGGACTTGTTGGAGTTGATAAGGTTGAAATCGGTGGTGGGAATTTCAAAGTTGTATATCAATTTAAGGAAAGTAAGCTTGTACAGGTTATAGTGCAGTCTATCGATAATAAATTTGTAAATATCAATAAAGGGTTATTTCAATCTGTTGATTCACTTTTGACACAAAAATATGGCACCCCTGTTTATAAAGAGCCATATAAAGAGATAGTTTGGAATGTTTCTGGTATGAACGTAAATCTTAGCCATACTATTATTGACGGCATATCTAATTTTGTTACTGTTACGTATAGACCAGAATCAGAACAGGCTAAAAAAAGTGATAATCTGTAATGCATGAGGTTAATTTTGAAAAAGCTACTTTCTTTAATTTTTTGCACTCTTCTAACCGCCTGTAGTACCGGGTCTCTCGAAGCGCAGAAACCAATATTTGAAATGCACACCGATAAAGACATTGATACGGTTAACAGATGTATTGCTCCAAAATGGCTTGAATTACGTGCATCTAGTACAAGTATACCGACTGCATCAGGGTATAAAATAACTGCATCAGATGATATCTTTGGCGCTTTATCTATTGTTAATATTGATAAGTCTTCAAATAGTGGCAGTGATGTTAAAGTTTACGCTGTTGCTAGAGGATGGAATGACCACTGGGCAAATGCAGCAAAATCCTGTATGTGATTTTAATTAATTAAAAAGGCCACTTGCGAGTGGCCTTTTTTATGGGGTAAATATGCAAGAAATAATGACTAGGATTGAACTAGGTGGCGCGTTAGGTAAAACATTTGGTAGAACCCATGACAGATTAATACGTACAACAGCAGAGGCTATCAATGCATTATCAAAAACAATTTGTGGATTTGAACAATATTTAAATACTAGTAAAAATCGTGGTCTAACGTATGCTGTATTTAAAGGTAAAAGAAATATTGGAAAAGATGATTTATGTTTTCCAGTTACAGGAGAGGTGATAAGAATTATCCCTGTTGTAATTGGCAGTAAAAAGGCTGGCCTACTTCAAACAGTTTTAGGGGCTGTCCTTGTTGTCGTTGGTGTTGCAGTCGGATATTTATCGGGCGGAACTTTATCAGCAGTAGGCTATGGCGCTGCAAAACTAGGCGCTGCAATGATGCTTGGTGGTGTTGTTCAAATGCTCTCACCTCAACCATCAGGTCTTGCCAGTAAGCAAAGTGCAGATAACCGCGCTTCGTATGCTTTCGGCGGGGTAACCAATACAGCGGCGCAGGGATATCCTGTCCCCCTAGGGTATGGTAAGCGTCGAATTGGTGGGGCGATTATTTCTGCTGGAATCTACGTCGAAGATCAGCAGTAAGAAAAAATCATTTTCTCAGGCTACCTCAGGGTGGCTTTTTTTTATGGGCTCGATATGGCTTCAGCAACCACGATTAAAGGCCGCAAGGGCGGCGGCTCAAGTTCCAGAACCCCAACCGAACAACCTGATGATCTGCAATCTGTAGCGAAGGCAAAAATCCTCGTTGCTCTTGGGGAAGGGGAGTTTGCAGGGCAGTTGACGGGCAAGGATATTTATCTGGATGGTACCGCGCTTGAGAATGCGGATGGCTCGCAGAATTTCAGTGGCGTAGTGTGGGAGTTCCGTTCAGGGACGCAGGCGCAGAATTACATTCAGGGTATCCCCGGTACTGAAAATGAGATCAATGTTGGCTCTGAGGTTTCAAGTGCAACAGCATGGACACGTACCTTTACCAATTCCCAGCTTTCAGCCGTTCGTCTGCGCCTGAAATGGCCATCGCTATTTAAGCAGGAAGATAACGGCGATCTGGTTGGGTACTCGATCAATTATGCGGTAGACCTGCAGACCGATGGTGGTACGTGGCAAACCGTTCTGAATACCAGCGTAACCGGGAAAACCACCTCAGGCTACGAACGCAGCCACCGTATTGATTTACCACAGGCTGGCAGCACCTGGACAATTCGACTTCGCAAGATTTCCGCTGATGCCAATAGCGCGAAGATCGGCGACACAATGACACTGCAGAGCTTTACGGAGGTTATTGACGCCAAATTGCGTTATCCAAATACCGCTCTGCTGTACATCGAATTTGACTCAAGCCAGTTCAATGGTTCTATCCCACAGATTTCTTGCGAGCCAAAAATGCGCGTGATCCGTGTACCTGATAATTATGATCCTGACACGAGGGCTTACAGCGGTACATGGCAGGGGGCGTTTAAATGGGCATGGACCGATAACCCGGCATGGATTTTTTACGATCTGGTGGTGTCAGACCGCTTTGGTCTTGGTCACCGGCTCACTGCGGCGAACATTGATAAGTGGACGCTGTATCAGGTGGCCCAGTATTGCGATCAGCCAGTTCCGGACGGTAAAGGTGGCAATGGTACCGAACCACGCTATACCTGCAACGTGTACATTCAGGACCGGAACGACGCCTACACAGTCCTGCGTGATTTTGCTGCTATCTTCCGTGGCATGACCTACTGGGGCGGGGATCAGATTGTTGCCCTGGCTGACATGCCGCGCGATGTTGATTACAGCTACACGCGCGCTAACGTTGTTGGCGGTCGCTTCACCTATTCGAGCAGCACCACGAAAAGCCGCTACACCACAGCGCTGGTTTCCTGGTCTGATCCCGGTAACGCCTACGCAGACGCGATGGAGCCGGTATTTGAGCAGGCGCTGGTGGCGCGGTACGACTTCAATCAGCTGGAAATGACAGCCATCGGCTGCACCCGGCAGTCAGAAGCGAACCGAAAGGGGCGCTGGGGTATTCTCACCAACAACAAGGATCGCGTTGTTTCGTTTGATGTTGGCCTGGACGGAAACATTCCGCAGCCGGGTTACATCATAGCTGTGGCAGACGAGCTGCTTTCCGGAAAGGTTATGGGCGGCCGCATCAGCGCTGTTAACGGTCGCGTTATCAAACTTGACCGCGTGGCAGATGCGGCAGCAGGTGATCGCCTTATTCTCAACCTACCATCCGGATCGTCGCAGAGCAGGACCATTCAGGCTGTGAACGGGGAATCAGTCACAGTCACTACGGCATACAGTGAGACGCCGCAGGCTGAAGCTGTTTGGGTGGTTGAGTCGGACGAGCTCTACGCGCAGCAGTATCGTGTTGTCAGCGTCTCCGATAACGATGATGGCACTTTCTCGATTACCGGTGCATGGCACGACCCAGATAAATATGCCCGTATTGATACCGGTGCCATCATTGACCAGCGGCCAGTGAGTGTGATCCCGCCGGGTAACCAGTCTCCGCCAGACAACATCGTAATCAGTTCGTTTTCGGTGGTTCAGCAAAATATCAGCGTCGAAACCATGCGGGTGAGCTGGGACCAGGCGCAGAATGCTATCGCCTATGAAGCACAGTGGCGCCGCAATGATGGTAACTGGGTAAACGTACCGCGCAGCTCCACCACGTCATTCGATGTTCCGGGGATTTATGCCGGGCGTTACCTTGTGCGCGTGCGCGCTATTAATGCCGCTGAAATATCCTCTGGCTGGGGCTACTCCGAAGAGAAAACGCTGACGGGCAAGGTGGGAAATCCGCCGAAACCTGTCGGCTTTGCGACAACGCCGATCAACTGGGGTATTCGCCTGAACTGGGGATTTCCGGCTAACACCGGGGACACGCTGAAAACGGAAATTCAGTACACCGCGAACAGTGATTTCTCTAATCCTCTTTTGCTGTCGGATGTGCCTTATCCGTCTGCCGAATACACCCAACTGGGTTTAAAAGCGGGGCAGGAATTCTGGTACCGAGCGCAGTTGGTAGACAGAACGGGTAATGAATCAGGCTGGACCGACTGGATTCGTGGTGAATCCAACGCGAATGCTGACGACTACCTGGGCGATATTGCCGATGATTTTCTGACGTCTGCCGATGGTGACCGCCTGACAAGCGACATTGATACCAATCTGGAAGCTGCGTTGCAGAATGCGCTGGCCAACCATGGAACGGTGGAACACCAGTGGGCGCAGTACGGCGAAGTGCGCGCGGATATTCTGGTGGTTAAAACGACCATTGCAGATGTTGATAAAGCGATGGCTGAAATGTCCACGCAGGTGCAGGCGCAGTTCAATGATGTG